GACATCCACGGACCCGGTCACCCACACATAGGTCGTGCTCGCCGTCGAGATTGTATTTGTGGCCGATCCGACGGTTAGCCGGCATTGTGTGACGTAGGGTGGCTCCAGACAGCGAATCCGCGCCGCAAAAGAGATATTGGACGTGCTTGTCGGGATGTAAACGTAACCCGTCAAGCAGGTCTTCCATGTCGAAGATCTGTCGTGCGTGTATTCGTTATCCGATCCGTTGACAGTTGCCGGACTCCATATCCCCGGTCCGGAAACGCCAGCCGCAAGTTCAAGCTCTGCCGAATTTACGCCGTCGTGATTATGTCCATCGGCATTATTTTTGATGTCGTGAAAAATCATGTACGTATCGCCTGACCTTACACCATCAGCATAGAGGTTATCGCCCGTACAAACGAGCGTGGTGGCCGTCGTGTCGTCGATTGTGTAGCAAAATCCAGCCGCTAAACCGGAGGTTATTACAAGGGTTCGCCCATTATGCACGTCAACGTCCCAGGAGCGCGCAGAATCGGTTAAAACGCCGGTGGTGTCATTCGGAGGGTCTTCTGTGGCCGATCCGGTGACTCCTGTGCCGAACATGAGCATTAAGAGACATTCGATGTTCTCCCGAAGCTGCGACATCAATTCTTCGGTTGCGCCGCTGTCTGCATCCGTTTCTGTGGTTAAGATTGGCCTAAAATTTGAGAGGGTAAACCATGCCATAAGTCACCTATGGGATAATTAGTTGTTGGGGATCGTTCGCAGTCCCTAGGTATCCGTTTTCATCCGATAGATACCAATAAAGTTTCTGTTCGGCGGTCGCGTCATCATAATCCGCGAATCTAACCGTCCACCCTGCCGAGGGGGTTGAACCTATGTCGTCACAAGTGATAACTCCCGTTGTCGTGTTCACATCCTTAATGGTCACATGACTTCCCTGTGTCCTGCCGTGCGAGTCATACATCTGAACCTCTGGGTCCGTAAAGTTGGCATACTTGGCCGCGTCTGCAACTGAAACGGTAAACTCCGTTCCACTCGTTCCCGCCGTTACGGTCATGCAGGGGCTAATCACACAGTAGTTATTTTTCGCATACCCGGTATCTAATAAGGTTGCCGTAACGGTTCCCTTGTCCCAATTTACGGAGATGTTCTGTACTTCCATCCGGCGAGCGTCGAGGCCGCGTGTACCTGCTTCAATGTCCGGCAAATAGGCCGATGTTACCGGAACAATATCGCCTACTTCGGTGAGCCATCTATCAAAGTAGGTCGTCACCGATACCTTGAGCGGTGGAGCGGCGAAGCGATTGAAGATTGAGTTTTTACGACGGGTGATAACGTCCCCGGTGGTCATTGCGATTGACGCGCCGGCCACTGAGGTATGGAGCCCCATAGACTTGATGGAGATCGGTTTGTTACCGGGCCCTCTGTTATTAATCGAGGTAGTATCGGCATAAAACTCTTCCGTCCCGTAGTCGCTCCCGTCGTGGTCGTATGAAAACTCAACCTCGTTAACCAGAGCGGAAAGGTTCGCATCCCATGTGGGCAGCTTGGTTATGTTGTCATCGGTAAAAGACTGTACCTTCTCATAGGCGATAAGCGGAGGTTTGAAGGGTCTAATTGAATACTTGCCCGATCCGTCTATTACCGGATAGCAGTTCAGCACCTTGAGGATTTCCTTCTCGATAAACTCCTTCGCCGTCTTGCGTTCGGTAATCGCGAATTTCATATAGTGCGAATTGGCCGGGAACCACTTATTACGGACTGATTCAATATCGGTGACGTTGATGTAATCCGAGGACAGACCTAACCCGTTTTCCGCTGCCAGATAATCATGCGTGCCATTCGTCCCTAGCCCGGTGGATTGCAGGACGGCCAATAAGATATTGATCGGGTTGCCTTGCAGGTTGACGCTTGAGGTTTCCGCGCCCCTGAATATCTTTCTCTGTAACCATTTCTGAGGGTCCGTAATCTGAAACTTATAGGCCAGCCCGTCGCTTGTTAAGGACAAGCCCGTCACCCATCCGGTACACACGGTGAGCATGTCAGTCTCATTCATGCCCTTGTAACCGGCCTTGATGGTCGTTTTTTTTCGGTGAAAATTACAGGTATCAGTGGCAAGGAGAGCCGTTATCTCATTGTCGTAATCCAAAAGGTTGAAGCTGATCCCGCCGATCGAGGCCGTCCCTTCTTCTGGGGTGATGGATTGACTTGAGCCGGAGATTCCCGCGAGGTATTTCTTACATTGTCGCTCGATGTAGGTCTTATAGACGATAATCGTAACGGCTTGACCACCTGCGCCTGTACCGTAAGACGTTACGTCATAGAGATAGCGGAAATCCTCTTTTTCCGTGAGTTCGACCATCAGCGTATCGACAAGGGTTGTGTAGGATGTGTCAGAGTATATCCGGCAGTACAGCACCCCGTATGCGCCCTCGTTCTCCCTGCGTTCGATTTCAAGGCGGTAAGCTGAGAACCAGTCGAGATTGGAGCTTGTATCTTCGGTATTCGCTGCGCCGTTCGACTCTCTGAGTGTCAAAGTAAAGTGGCTTATATCAACGCCAGATAGGTAGAGCAGCAAGCAATCTTCATTGTTCGCGTCCATGGTGCCGTAGTCGTTGAGGGTATTCGCAAGGCACCAGACCCCGCACAGTCCCCCCGCATAGCCCACAGGCCAGACGGCCTTACGAAACTTGAAATCCCCGCTCCAATAATCCGCGCCGTAGTCGTGATAATTATAGGCCGTTTCATCGTCGTCAAGGTCCGTAACGGTCACGATTGATGAAGTGGGGTTGAGTCTCGATGCTGTGTCAACTTCCGTGCCGTCATCGGGGTCCAACTCATCAAATGCGCCCAACGCCGGAATCTGATTGCAATAGTCCACCGCTTCGCCGTCAAAGTGGATGACGTACATGGGTGACTTGTAATCAAGGTCATGTTTGGCATCAAAGTTGCTATTGGTCGTCAGCATTACAAGTTCTCAACAAAGTTAAAGGTCCATGAATAGTAGGAGCCGGATTTGACGGGCTTAAAATCTGAATCGGTGGTTATAACGGACGGGTAATATTCAAAGTGCCGGAATGTGTCACCCGTTGCATAGGTAAAGTTGAGGTTGTCCGTTGCCGTCACCGATACCCCTGCGCTTACCGAGGCGATGACCACGATTTCAAACTCATCGTCGTCAGCGGCTTTGATGATACACTCATCCCCTGTGGTAAGGTTTGTGGTGGCAAGTAAGGGGATGGTCTTCTGTCCACTCGCCGCTGCGCCGTCAAGGGTCGTGTTGGCTATGTTCGTGCTGTCCATGGTAAAGGACCACGGTTTCCCTTGTCTTGCCCAGGACCACCAGGCAATGAGCTTCCGGTAATTTGCTTGACTGAAAAAAGCGTCAAAGCTCAGTTCTTCGATTCCGTGATAAAAGAGGGTCTCTGTTTTGCCGGACAGGGCCCGGTTCTGTGACCGACTGACGGCCATTGAGGGTTGAAGACTTTTGTTTCCGATTTCAACGTCGATATTGATGGAGTTGTACGTTATTCGTGCGCTCATGCGATTGACCCCGCCGTCTGTGCGTGTGTCACAACGATTCGGACGTTTCGGTCCTCTGAGGCTTCGTTGATCTTTTCCGCAAGCCGTTCGATGTAGTAATCATCGGCCAACATATCCCCGTTAAGGTTGATTACCGTTTGCGGTTGCTGTGCCGTTGTCGGGCTTGATAAGTCGGGAACTTCGGTAATCGGGTTGACTGCATACGTGCCTATTGCGCCGGCGCCACTTACTGATCCACCATCAGGACTCATTGACATGATTGAACTGACTTGAGCCATACCGAAAGCAGTCGCCGCCGCCGCCGCCGCTGCGCCGAGGGCCGGACCTACCACGGGGATAGATGCCATTGCGTTATATGCACCAATCGCCGCCTTGTAAGTATTGACTGCCGCCTCTGCCGATGACAGGAGTTGAAAGGCTTTAAAGGCCGTCTTGCTTGATTTGCCAGCTTCTTTTAATGCCCATTGAACATTATGGAGGGCTTGAACCCCGGTATTCTTTTGAAGCTCCGACTTCTGTTTTTCCCGCGCCATTTCTTCCTGCGTAACAATCGCGTGAGCTTCGTTAATGTCGGAAAAGAACTGCATACGCTGTTCAGTTTCGACACGTTGCAGTTCAAGACGGGCCTCGGTTGCGAGTTGTTCCTTTTCAAGAAGCCCCTGATTGTATATGTCGGTGGCTTCATTCAGGCTGTTAAAAAAGGCTTGACGCTGTTCTAGTTCGGCTTGTAGCTCTTCGGAAGTTTGGCCTTTCGCCGGGGTTGCACCGCTGCCCATGCTGCTTACGAGCGGAGATTCAACGGGTGGCTTAGGTACGTTGGTAGGCCAATTTATTTTACCCCTGTATACGTTTTGCGGGGTTCTTTCGCCTGTGTTCCAGTCCAGTTGACCACTAAGCACCCCGTATATATTCGATGCGTTCTTTTTGTACTCCTGATAATCCCTTACGATCCGGTCAAGCCCAAAGCCTAATTGACTCATCTGAGAGTTGAGAAGGGAGATTGCACCAACCGCAACGCCCAAAGGAGTTGACCCGGTAAGGATTCGGCCAAGTATGCCGGTTCCCGCCGCGCCTACCACGCCATCGGGAAGCATCTGATAAATGCTGACAAGTTTCTCGACTGAGCTTTTAACGCTGTCTATGTATTCCGGTACTTTCTGTTTTATGAGGGCTTCATTGTTTTTAAGCCACGATTCAAACTCTTGATCTATCGCGCTCAGTTCTTCTTTCAGGGCATCGTAAACACCCGCGCTCATTATGTCGTTGCGGAGCTTAAACCACTTATCCCCGATCATCGACATAGTACCATCCCACGTCCCAGCCAGCTTGTCAGTCGCGCCTTTGAACTGACTCCCGGCCTTGTTCCACTCTTCCATT